CTAGCTATTTTTGATAGGTTCATTTGCTTCCTCTTTTATACAAAAACAAGTATATGCATCATGTTTTATTGAATTGTCTTGAATTTTTTCTAATTCTTCTTTTGCTGCATTTAAATTATCAAAACTAGCTATTTTAAATGGAGGAGTGAACTCATCATATTGGTAAATATTGAATTTGTTTACTGATACTTCGCCCTTTAACAATTCTGGGTTTTCGTAGATGTTGCCAATAATCTCTAATTCAGATTCACAACCTAAGTAAAACATTGGAGTAAAAAAAGCAGTTTTTGAATTTTCCCATTCAATCCCTAGATTTTGAGATTTTCCAAAAGTAGTAACCTTTCCATATTCACCAGAAGGTATAAATTTTACAATATCGCCCTCGTAAATCTCCTTATCATTTTTATCTTTTAATCCAGTGTATTGATTTTTAACAATTTTATGAATATCGCCATGCCAATCGTATGTACCATTTGCCAACTCTTCAACAGTAAACGCTTTGCTTAGTGTGTCACTATCTTCACAATAAAACCTAAATTTAATCTCTCTATTTGATAAGTTCATCTCTCAACCCTCTTATTTCTTCTTTTGCTTTTTCATCATTTGATTCAAAAACAGATTTTCCATCTGCTAAAACTGATTTATAAGTCTTTCTCTGTCTTATGATAGTTTTTAGTAAAGTGCTATTGTTGTTTTGTATAGCAGCTTCAACACTTGTAAAATCTTTTTGTAGTGGATGAATATTGTTTAAAATCATTGATATAGTTTTACTTCCTACTTCACCAAGTATTGCTTCAAAAGTTTTAAACCCTATTATTTCAGTCACACTTTCACTTATAGGAACTAAGATTTTATCTGCTTTATTCATAGCTATTCTATTTATATCACTATCAAACCCTCCAACATCAACTATTAAATATCCTTGATGAGTTTCAAGTATTTCTAATAGTTTCGATGCATCTTGTGGTTGCAATACTTCCAACTTTTGATTTTCATTTAGAGCATTTATAAAATATAAAGTTTGTTGAAAATCTAAATCAACAATCGTAACTTTCTCATTTTTTTCTAAAAGTGAGTGTGCTAAATTCCAAGCAAGAGTTGATTTTCCAACTCCACCTTTTGTATGTGCTACTGTAATAATCATCTTTATTCCTTTGTGTAGTATTATAAAAACTCAAGTAAGAACAAAAAGGGATAGAATAGGAGGGGGAGCTTTTTGTTCTTATTTGAGCTTTTTAAAGCCCTAAAAATTAGGGCTATATTTTGTAGGAAATCTTATAAATAAATTGAGAGGTTCAAACTCAATATTATTTAATTTACAGAAAAATCCTTGCTGATAGTTGTTCAAATTAAGCATTAACCGACTTTATAAAATAGGGGAGTTTACTGGCTTGAACTATTGCACCAGTTATATAGACTCAACAAAACAGCCAACACCACCACAATAAAACGGAGTTTTTATTGCTCAATAATTTATTAAAACTTTTATAGATATTTATTCTTGGCTGTTTTGGTAAATCTAAATATTCACGGTTAAGCCCTTATTTGATATTATTATCAAGGAAACAATAAAATCGCACAAGAACTTAAATATAAATATTAATTTAAGGATTATCTATGAATGAATACGAAAAATTAGATGTTGAAAGCTACGAACATAATCTAAAGTTATATAATGAATCAATAAGAAAAGATTTAGATATAACATTGACTTCAACAATACCAACTCAAAAAAACTTAATGAAAACAATTCTATGGTTAAACTCATCTGTTATTGGACTTTGTTTAGCTGCTGTTTCAAAAAACTTTGCTATATTTTATATATCAATGCCCTTTGTATTTTCATATTTAGCAATTATTACTATACTATACTCACTAAAAGATGGTAGAGTTAAAACACTTGGTAGTCCACCAATAAAATCTATTGAAAATATTACTCCAAATGAATATGAAAAAATTAATGGATTAATCACATTAAATGAAAGCTATAAAAAAGCTCTTGATAATAATGTAGAACTTATCCAAAAACGTGCAAAAAAAATTGCATTTGCAACAAAGATGACAATATTATCTATTATTTCAATCTTTATTATTGCTGTTTTATATGTAAATATTAATTTTATGAAAGGAGGTTAAATATGGCTGAAGATGATAAAAGTACTAGACCAACATCAAATGGTTCAAAAGGTACACCAGAAAAATTTTTTTCAACTAATAATACAAGAAGTGGTCTTCAAAGTAGTTATTCTAATAATAGACAATCTAATAATAGAACAACTGATTCAAAACCAACAACAAACCCAACACCAACAAAAAAAGGTAAATAGTTCACAGCTATTTGCCTTTTGGCATTAATCATCAAATAACCAAACTGTTGTAAATATAATCCACCACAATATAAACCATTCATCAAACATAATAATCCTTCCATAAACTATTTACGGTTGAATCACCAAAATTGGTAACTCAAATATAAATAGCTCCTGCACTTTACTTTTCTTGGTATGCAGTACAAAACCAAATCGAGTTTATGGATTACTCTCAACCCCTAGATGCTTCACTATTTTCTATCTAGTTTAGTGGCTCATTTAGATTCAACTTGAATCAAGGCTCTCGCCTAAAGCATTTTTGATATGCTTAAATGAAATAGTAAGAAATACTTACTTAAAAGAATATTAAAATAGTAAGTAAAACTTACAATATTATAAAATATATGATATGATTTTGGAAATTCTTATAAAGTAGATTTAAATTAAAGGAAAAGATATAATGTCAAAAAATCATCAGATATTTTTATATAGGATTAGAAACATGCAAGTTACAACTAGACAGATAGTAAAAAAATTACCAACTAATTTAAAGTTAATGAGTGTTTTAAATGAAGCTATTACAAATAGTATTCAAGCTGATGCAACTGAAATTGAAATATTTTTTGAAACAATAGAAGTTAGTCTGTTAAATGATTTTAGAAAAGTTAAAAATATTACTATAATTGATAATGGAAAAGGTTTTACAGATAAAAGTATAAAATCTTTTAATCACTATATGAGTGAATACAAACAACATCTTGGATGTAAAGGGATAGGAAGATTTACTTATTTAACTATTTGTGAAAAAGTAGAATATGAAAGTTATAATAATGGAAAAAATATAAAATTTCATTTTGATTTAGAAACAGAAGAGATAGAACCTAAAATAGTAGAGAATAAAGAGTTAGTAAAAAAAACAAAATTAAAATATATAGGTGTCCGTGATAAAGAGGTCTCGTCAGATCTAAATATTGAAGCAAAAGATATAGTAAATCATTTTTTATCAATATTTAAATTTATGGTTGATGGAAATGAGAATGTCACAATTAAATTATATATAGATAATGAATTAAAAGAAACAATTGATGCTAAAGAACATGGTTCAGATTTTTTAGATGAAGAATTTAAAATAAAAGTCCAAAATATAGAAGAAACTTTCATAGTTTCTTATAAACAAAAAGGTTTTACTATTAGGGGGTATTATTGTGCAGATAAAAGAAGTGTAAAAGATGATGATTTGAAAATAAATATTAGAACTCCAAAAGATAAGGGATTATTGTTTTTTGTAAGTTCTCCATTGTTTGATAGAACTGTAAATGATGAAAGAACAGATTTTAATATCAAAGCTAATGATAAAAATTTAGTTTCTCTTGATTGGGATATGATTAATAGAAAATTGTTTTCTAAGATTAATAGTATTTCTAGTGAGTTAGGTATTGATATTGAAAATATAAATAACAAAAATAAAAAAGAGAGTTTGAATTCAGCTCCTTATCTAGCAACATATATTCAGAAAAGTCAAAACATGTCAACAAGTTCAGAAATCATTAAAGAAGCTAAAGAGTTATTTAATGAAGATAAAGAGTATATAAGAAATATAAAAAATAGAAATAAACAAGATTATGAAGAGAGATTATATACAAGTAATCAAGCTGAATTGGCTGAATATATTTTTGATAGAGAAAAAATAATACTTGATATAAAAAAAGACTTAGAAAATGTAAGTAATAAAACAAATGAAACTATAATCCATAATAAAATTATGAAAACAAAAACATCAAATAAAAATTATACTTCATATAAAGACAATAATCTTTGGTTGTTTGATGAAAGATTTATGATATATAACTATGCTTATAGTGATAAAACAATTAATGAAATCTTAGAGATAAAAGATGCTGATAAAAAGGTAAGACCTGATATTTGTATTTTTACAAAAAATAAAAATGATATAAAAGAGATAGTCATAATAGAATTAAAAGGTAGTGATGCAACAGGTGAGAAGAATGCAGGTGGGCTTAATGAACTTAATAAATATACAAGAAAGATAAAAAACTATTTTGAGAAGAATGGTGAAGAAGTTTTAATTTGGTCATATTTAATAACATCTTTTAATACAGAAACAAAACAAGAAATAGAGGATTTCCCAGGTATGAAAAAAACATATACTACAAAAGGTGAAATGTATTATTTATATAATGAAAATTTAAATGCAATAACTCATATATTGACTTTAGAAACAATGATTGATGATGCAATGAGTAGAAATCAACTATTCTTGGATATTTTAAGAGGTAAAATGGAATAAGCTAAAGTCACATAATTCCTAATGAACTAAAAAATTTGTTAAAGAAAGGAGATAGAGATACTAATGTAATTATAATACTTATCAATGCATATCTTTTTGAGGATTCCGCATTCTTATTACTTCTTTCATATTCAGATAGTAATTTTTTATATCTATCTGTCATAGTTGTTCTTAATTCATCTAATCTTGATAAATCACTTTCTTGAATATTTGAACTTTCTATTAAATCTTGGAAAATCTTTTTTTCTCTATGGTCTAAACCAAAAAAAACTTTCTCTTTTTCTATTTCTTTCAAAATAGATGATAATATTTCTGATAGCTTTTCTCTATCATTTTTGTATTCTTTATTTTTAAAAAATATTCTATAAACTTTTATAAAAAATGTATTATGGATAAAGTATTCAGTATTTCTTAATTGCAGATTACCTTTTACTTTTTTTATAAGTCTTTCTATTCTATTGACATCTAGTTCAGTTATAGTCCCTACTGCATTAAATGTTGTCATAAAAATATTCTTAATATCATCTAAACAATGATTTCTATCCATTTCTAAATCTAAAATTCTATTTTTAAATTTTATATTTGATTTTGTAGTTAAATAGTTCATTAAATCAATAAAAATATATAAAAAAAATAGAATAAATAAAAGTAAATTTATAGCTGGCATCATATTATCTTCCTATTATCTTAAGTCTAGCTGCTCTATTGTTCTTTTTAGAGCTTACTACATGCACTACTTTATGACATATCAATCTATCTCTTGTTTCTTTATCATCTTTTCTTATTGTTTTTACCTTGAAGTTTTCATTTGAGTTGAAAGGTATGAAGTTTATAAGATAGTTATCTTCATCTTCAAAATATACTTTTATAGCACTCTCTTCATCTATTTTGTAGTAAACCATATCTCCATTTTGAACTTTTGGTAAAGGGTCTATGATAGCTATATCCCCATCATATATTTCAGTTGCCATACTATCTCCACATGCGATTACAGCATATAGTTTATTGTGCCATTCATCTTCACTTATAAAAGTTTTAATATCTTCATCTTGTAAACAATTTATTTGAGCACTTCCACAAGAAGTAGAGGCTATAACTGGAACAGATTTTACAGGTGTTTCTTGACTTCCTAAGTTCACACCAAGAATCGAAGATAGTTTTTTCATATTTTCATAAGTTGGAGTATTACTATTCTTTTCATAATTTGTAATTGCATTTCTACTAACACCAATTAAATTAGCTAATGCTTCTTGAGATAATTTCTTATCAGTTCTTGCTTTTTTTAGTCTATTGCCAAAGTTATCCATGTAAAACCTTTATTAATGTAAGTAATACTAACATATAAAATGTAAGTAAATCTTCCATATTTAAACTTGAATTAAGTAAGAATAACTTACTATTACAAAATGAAAGAATTCAAAATAACTAAAATATCAAAAGATTTAAATATTACTCATAGTGCTGTAAGCCAATGGTTTAGTGGGAAAACTAAACCATCTATAGGAAATGCTACAAAAATGAATAAGCTTTATAGCATACCTTTCGAGGCTTGGGAAGATATTAAATCTTACTTAGATGAAAATATAACATCAAGTAAAGTGATAAATCAATTACAAAAGGAGAATTAAAAGTAATGAAAAAATTAGAAGAATTAATAATATCAAAAGGAACAATTATCCATTTAAATGGTATTCCTTTTGAATTAAGCCAAGATACTAATGTTTTGGGATTACAAAGTAATCTTGATTTGGCTTTAAATTGGTCAAATCAAGATTGTTCAAGTGCTTCTTTTAGCCAAGTTGAGCACTCTGTTGATAATCCAACCCATGCAGCATCTGCAGATAGACCTGTTGCTAATCCAAGAACTAGTAAAGAATCATTGTTGTCTAAACAAGAATTTAAAACTGTTCTAACTTCTGATGAGCTTCGATAAGTTTTTATAATGAAAATGTTGTTTAAGCATTTCCACGAATCAAAATTGCTTTCAATCTTTTGTTTGATGCAATCATATTTTTGACCAGGAGCATTTAGGTCATAAGTAATTAGATAAACATTCATTGTAATGTGTCCTTTCTTGTGTATTTTTGCGACCAACAAGATTATAACAAAAGGACACTTTAGAGTGAAACTCAATTTTAGGAGAAAATATGAAAATATATTTACAAAATAAACAATCTAAAGATTCAAGATTTTTAACAATCTTTAGAAAAGCTTTCAATAAAGATAGACTAAGAAATGCTTTTAGTGTAGATGAAGCTGCAAATGAGATGGGTATTAGCTACGGAACACTTGAACAAAAGCTAAAGCCAAGTGCTGAAAATGATATTACAGTTACAGAGTGGAATCATCATTTAGAATTAACAGCTGATTTTACTACTTTAGAATATTTTGCTATGAAACATGGGTTTGAATTAAAAAAGATTCAACTCCTATCTCCTTTAACAACAATCTCAGAAATCAACACTCAAGCTGATAAAGCAATGCTTGAATTCAATGAAGCTTGGGCAAAAGTAAAAGAATCATTAGAAAATCAACAATTTAGTAAAAAAGAGAAAATAGAATCACTAAGAGAGATTGAAGAGGCTTTAAGAGAACTACAACAACTTAGAAACAATATTGAAAATGTAGAGATAGATAAAACAAAATGAATGAAACATTACACTTATTAAACTATATTGAAACTCCAAAAAATATAAAAATAAAAACACTAAATATATCAAATGTTTTTTTGATGAAAGATATGCAAACAATCATAAAAGATACAAAAGAGTACCTTGAAAACCTTAGAAAAAGGATTGAAAAATGAAAAGTAAAAGAAGTAAATCTCAAAAGGCACAAATAAAAGAGTGGTTAGAAGATGGATTAGAGATTGATTTTTGGAAAGCAGTTGAATATTTTAAGTGTAGAAGCTTACCACAAAGAGTAGAAGAGTTAAGAAAAGAAGGACTTAAGATAAAAACAAAATATGAAGATGGTACAAGATGTGCGACTTACTATTTAGAAAAGGAAGCAAATGCAAAATAATAATCTCATCATACAAACAGAAATATCAGTCTTATCTAGTATCCTATTTGACCAATCTAATATGAAGCAAATAGCTATAAAATTAAAGCCAAGTGATTTTTATTTGTCAGTTCATAGAGATATTTATGAAGCAATGCTTGAGTTATATCGTGATGAAATGCCAATAGATGAAGATTATATAATCAAAAAATCTAAAAACCCTATAAATCAAAATGCACTTATGCAAATAATTTCTGCAACACCAATTTCAGATATTTATACATATGTAAAAAGTATAAAAGAAGATAGTCTAAGAAGACAATTTCAGAGTTTATCTTCAGAATTAAAACGAAATAGTGAAAATGAAAACTTATCAAATGATGAGATTTTTGAATTCTTAAAAGATAGACAAGATGAAATAAGATTTAACAATATACTTTCTATAAATAAAAAATCTATTTTAGATATTAGTGAAAAAGAGCCTGAATTTTATTTAAAAGATTGGCTTCCTATTCCACTTGGAACTATAACTATTATTTCTGCTCCAGGAGGAACTGGTAAAACTTGGATAGTTGCACAATTAGCATTGAGATTTATATTAGAACATCCAAATAAAAAGATATTTCTATGGTTGAGTGAAGATTTAGAAAGTATTGTAAAGCATAGAATGAATTTAATCTGTAATAGTATCCTAAATATATCACTAAATGAGAGATTTAAAAACATCACTATAACTAATACATTTCCAGAACCTTTGCTTGAAAGAAGTAAAGGTGTGTTTAAAATGAGTTATAAATTTGATCAACTAAAAGCTGAACTAAAAGATTATGATTTAATTGTATTAGATCCACTTTTAGCTTTTTATGGTGCAGATGAAAATGATAACTCTCAAGCAAGACTGTTTATGCAACCTTTTATGAATTGGGCTAAAGAAGAAAACAAATCAATCATATTTTTACATCACTCAAATAAACAAAATGGAACTGATGCTTCAATTAGAACAAGAGGTGCTGGAGCTTTTGTTGATGCAGCTAGAGTTTGCTATGAAGTAAACAAAATATATAAGAAAGATAATAAAACATTAGATATTGATTCTTTGCATCTAAGAGATGTTAAGTTAGCAAAAGATAACTATGGAGCAATAAAACACTTAAAACATTTCAATGTAAATAGACATATAACTCCAAGAGATAGCTCTAAAGATTTTATTGAAATTGTATTTGAAAACAGTTCAGATAAATACGAACTTCCAGATATTATGATGTAAGGAGAGAAGATGAAATTTAAAACTAAAAAGCAAAAGCTACATGAGTTAAGAGATTGTAGTAAATGCAATGAAGTAATAAATATAAATGATGAGTTGCACTGCAAAATGAATATGCAAGAGATAGATAAACCAACAGCTTACTCTAAAGTTACTATGAGACATTGTGTTTGGTTTAGAACTAAAAAAATAGGTATCCTAAATGAAGCTTAGACAACACGGAGTTTATGTTCCGAGCGATTATTATCGTGAATTAAAGTTTAAAAAGAACAATAGACCAAAGGCTAGAGCCTTTATGGAATATTATGATGATATGGATTTAGGTGAGCATAATAGTGTTAGGTTTTATGCTAAGAGTTGGGGAATTGCTGTTGGAACTGCTCATGGATGGATAGATGATTTTAAAATAGAAATAGATAAATATTACACTACTAGACAGCTTAGAAGTGATGGACACTATAGCTATGCAAAAAACGAGAGTGAACGAAATGAACAAAATCAAGTGAACAAAAAAGAACAAACAAACAACGATAAAAACGATACTTTAAAAGATACAAATGAACAATCTGAACAAAATGAAATGAACAAAGGATTAATTGCTTCTAAAGATATATATGTCGATTCTAAAGATATCGACAATAAGAAATCTTCTTCTAAAAAGAAATTTGTTTATTCAGATAAGTTTGAGATTGTTTGGCAAGAGTATAATAAAAAATCAGGTAATAAACCAAGAGCATTTAATATATTTGAAAGTAAATTTAAAGAGATAGATTTTAATTTAATTATTGAAGCAATAAGAGAATATAAAGCGACAAAAGAAGAGTGGAGAGATTTAAAAGATTTTGATGGCTTTCTAAATGGAATGATAGATATTTATTTGCCAAAGAAATCTTGGGTTAAAGATAAAAATGGGAAAAAACATATAGGATATTTTTATGATAGTAAGAATTTATTTATAAGCAATAATCAAGAAAAACTTAAACTTGAAAGTAAAAATATTACAGAATTTATAATAGAAAAAAGATTTGGATATATAGGAGATTAAGTGAAAATAGAAACAAATAAAAATGATATTAAAAAAATGATTGATAAATTTAGTGATATAGAAAAGAAACAAGTACCTTTTGCTACTATGATTACTCTTAATAAATTAGCTTTTTCAGTAATGCAAGAGCAAAAAAAAGAAACTCTTAGTGATTTAGCTTGGAAAAGAAAAAATATACCAAGTACAATAAGATATATAAAAGCAACTAAATCAAACCAAGTTGCAGAATTATTTTTAAATAAAAAGTCATGGATTTATTATGCTTTAAAACAGCATTTTTTAGGTGGGGAAAGACATAGTAAAGGATTAGAAAACTATTTAAAATCTAAATATTTATTGGAAAAGAATGAATACTTAATCCCTGTAAATGGACTTAAAAAAACTGCTTCAAAAATTGCAATGGAAGAATTAAAAAAGAATAATACTAATTTTTATGTAATTTCATCTAGAATTTCATATCAAAAAGCTGGAATATATCAGCGTAATAATGCAAAATTCAATCGAACAGTTATGTTATTTAAAATAGTTAAAAGTTCTGAATACAAAAAAAGATTTGATTTAGAAGATACAGTTATTAAAGTTCATAAACAATATGGAAAACAATTTTTTGTAGAGGCATTAGAAAATGCAATTAAAACAGCTAAATAATCAAATAGGTTCTCTTTTGGAAATGAAACTACCGAGGGTAATGCGTGCCCCGATTATTAAGGAGTTTTATAATTTTAAAGTTGGTTACCTTTTTTTTATAATAAGTTACGGTTACATAGGATAAACAATGAGAATGACTCAAACTGAATTTGCAAAATTTCTTGGTTGTTCTAGACCAAATATTTATAAGTTTATAAAAAAAGAGTATTTAGAACTTGGAGAAGATAAAAAATTAGATTTGGAATATTCTTTACAAAGATTAAGAGATTTTAATTTACTAGATGAAAATAATAAATTAAGAAAAGTAAGAAGTGATAAAACAAATAAAGTTGAAGAGGTAGAAGCAACTTTACCTTTTGAAACTAGCAATGCAGGATATAAAACCATAGCAGATTTAACACCAGCAGAAAAAGAGCAAATTGAAAAAGAGAGAATAGATGCTTTTAATGAATTAGAAGCTAAAAGAGAAGAAGCAAGAGATAAAAATATTGATTTAAATTTTGAAGATTCTAAAATATTTAATTATGCAGAAGCAAAAGCTTTTAGAGAATATTACATGGGACAAATTGCAGAACTTGATTATCAAATAAAACTTGGAGAGTATATTCCTAAAGTTGAGGTAGAACAAAGTTTCTTTGAAGTAGCTAGAACAGTAAGAGATATGCTTTTAAATCTACCAAACAAAATGGCTATGAGAATAGTTGGAAAGAAAGATATAAAAGAGATTGAATTGATTATTGATGATGAGATTAGATATATATTAGGAAATTTATCAAGATGAGTGCAAATATAAACATAAATAGTGAATTGTTAAAATATTTAAAAGAGGGATTTGAACCTGACCCAATTATGACTGTTTCAGAATGGGCTGATGCTTATAGAGTTTTACCAAGTGAGAGCTCAAGTGAACCAGGACAATACAGAACGGAAAGAATGCCATATCTTGAAGAGATAGCTTATGAACTATCTCCACAAAGCCCTACAAGTGAAATAACAGTTATAAAAGGCACACAGCTTGGTTTTACAGAACTTGGTAACAATATGCTATTTTGTTATGCAGATTTATATCCTTGCCCTATGCTTCAAATACTACCAACAGAAAGTGCTGTAAGAACTCACTCATCTTCAAAACTCTGGGCTTCAATAAAAGTAACTCCTAGATTAAATAATTTATTTAGAGCTAGAAAAACAAAAGATGGATCAAGCATAACATCACTACTTTTTAGAGGTGGAAGTATAGCTCTTGGTTGGTCAAACTCTGCTGCAACATTTGCTTCTATGAGTAGAAGAATTGTAATAAATGATGATGTTGATAGATGGGCTGATGAGATAGAAGGTGGAGATCCACTTGATTTAGCAAAGAATAGAGCTGAAGCATTTCCAAATAATAAAAAGATTTATAATAATTCATCACCAGGTAAAAAGCATAATTCTAAGATATTACCAAAATATGAATCATCTTCTCAAGGATTATATACTATGAAATGTCCACATTGTAGTGAAGATGTAGTGTTTGAAAGAGCTGATTTCAAATTCTCTTATGATTTAGAATATAGACTTACTTCTGATGTTGTTTTTGTGTGTTCAAATAATGGATGCATAATAGAAGAATATCAAAAATATGAAATGATGAAAAAAGAAAATGGTGCTAGATATGTGCATAAATTTCCAGAAAGAGAGCATAAAGGTTATAGAGTTCCTAGTTATTATTCGCCATTTGCAAAATGGAATGAAATATTTCAAAGTTTTTTAGATGCAAGAGCAGAACAAAAACAAAAAAAGATTTCTGTAAAAATGGCTGGATGGGTAAATACAAAAGATGCAAATGTTTGGGAAGAAAAAATCGAAAAGCTTGATGTAAAAGAGTTTTTAAATAGACATGAAGATTATGCAGCAGATGTTCCAAGTGGAGCATATATATTAACAGCTGGTGTAGATACACAAGATGATAGATTAGAGTGTGAAGTTGTAGGTTGGGGTAAATATGGAGAGAGTTGGAGTATTGCAAAATATATACTAGATGGTGATCCAAAATTCCCAAGGGTTTGGCAAAAGCTAGATAATATTTTAGAAAGTAGTTACAAACATGAAAGTGGAATAGATATGAAGATACTTGGAATGGGTGTAGATAGTGGAGGACATAGAACAGATTATGTCTATAGTTATTGCAAAACAAGAGTAGAGCAAAATGTATTTTGTATGAAAGGTGATAACTCTGTAGAAACTCCAATTTTAAAATCTGGAATATCAAAAAATAAAGATGGTAGTTTAAGACTTTACATGATAGGAGTAAATAGTGCAAAAGATGTAGTATATGGACAACTTACTACAAAAGAAGTTGGTCCTGGATATATGCACTATCCAAAAAAACCTGAGTATGATGAGGAACATTTTAAACAGCTTACAGGTGAAGCAAAAGACAAAACAACTGGAAGATGGAAAAAGTTTAGAGCAAGAAATGAAGCACTAGATTTAAGAGTATATGCTATGGCAACACTTAGAATACTTGAAAATCAGTATTATCCAAATGGTATGGACTGGGATGATATAGAACTAGGATTTAATGCAAGAGTAGAAGAAGAACTAAACACAGTAAAAAAAGTAGAAAAAGAGATAGTGGAGCATAACTCTTTTAGTGATTGGAGAGATGACTACTAATGGCAAAAAATCACTTGATAAATAAATCTTTTTGGGATGCTAGAACAAATTTAAATAACAAACCAAGTCTAAGCTTTAGGACAATAGAAATAATACAGTATTTAATGAGTGAAGATGAACTAGCCCTTGGAATAGCTATTGAGAAACTTATGACAACTCCAAATCTATATCAAGAGACTCTTGAGAAACTAAAAAGTGATTATCCTGATATAGAAGAGGAGTAGATTTCCCGCGGGAAAATTGAGTATAAAAAAAGCCCCACATTTCTGTGAGGCTTTAAAGTGTTTTGTTTAGTATTAAGCGTCAGGCCAGCCCATAAATATAAAGTTTAATTTTAACATACTAGACTCCTTTTTTTTGATTAGGTATGGTAATACATATTACCTTAAGATTTTATTATACTTTTAGCGAGATTCTCGAATTCTATGTAAGCATCATTTCCAAATTTATGGTCTTTTCTAAGATGTTCTATATATTTAGTAAACTTTTTATAAGTCCTTAAAATTCTTTCTGAATATAGTAAAATAACAGCATTTCTATCAAAAATATCTAGATTTACATTTAATGCTATATATTCATATTCATTTAATAATGCAATTATACTATCTCGAATGTCTCTACCTTTAAGTGAATTATCAAAACTACATATATGATCCGCTTTTTGTAAAATTCTTTTAGGGATAATAGATTTATCTTCTTTCGTTTGTTCTCCATGATATATAAATTTACCATTTTCTAAAAATACACCCATTTTATTATGAATTTCATATAATTGATATGGATCTTCTGGGTCTCTTCCTACAACATCTAAATGTTTATGTAAGCTTTTTAAAGCTTCTTTTATTGTTTTTTCACTTTCATGTAATCTAATCATTGCCATTTGTTTTTTATTCCAATTATTAGAATACTTTGTTTGTTTTGCATTTATTGCAAGTTGAATAGATGCAATAATAGTAGCACATGCAATAAAAAAATAAGATAATATTTTTAGATTATTTGCAGTTTCAGTATTAATACCTACAAAATAATAAACTAAAAATATACCTATAAAAGTACCAATAATAATACTAAAAAAAAAGTAAATAATAAAAAATAATTTGCTTTTGTAATCAATCACTTGGTTTCCTTTTATTTCTTAATATTATCTTGACAAGATTTAATTGCTATAGGTAATATTTCTTTTCTATTGTCGAAAACCAATGTACCAGAATTATTAAATATACTTTTACATAAATCCAACTTTTCTTCATAACTTATATTGTGCAGATTAACAACAATACTTTGTGCCTTCCCATATTTAATAGTTTCCTCTTCTGTAGCCACTTTAGCATTTAAAACTGAAACAAAAAATAGAAAAATAAAAAACTTTTTCATAATAAGACTCCCTGTATTCATATTTATAAATAATACAATATTTACTATAATAATATAATTACTTATACAAAGGAAATAAAATGGAAACAGTTCTTATTATCTTAATTATTATAGTTTTTGTTGTAATTATGATAAAGCAGTTAAATAAAATTACAGAAGATACTCCAGTGATTTTATCAAATAATGAAGTTGAGTTGGTTGTAAACTTAAATATAAAATCTCAAACTGATTTACAAAAAGCTGAAAAGCAATTGGATGAGCTTCATGATTATGAGTGGAAAACAAGTGGAGAAAGTTATGAATCAGTAAGAGATACTATAGATAAACTTGAAGAAGCTATTGATAACTATAAATATGAAGCAAGACAAGAAAAATATATAAGAGAAAGAGAAAGTTTTAGAGAATATCCTCTTGAAGAAGTTGCAGTTGTATTGCATTATAGAAAAGAAAATGGAGAGATTAGTAATAGAACTGTTGATGTTACAAGTTATAAAAAAACAGATTTTGCTGATAGTTCATATATCTATGGTTATTGTCATTTGAGAAATGAGTATAGAACATTTAGAGTTGATAGAATAAAGAGTTTAGCAGATGGTAAAACAGGAGAAATTATAAAAGATATAAAATCATATTTTATAAAAAAATATGAATCTTCAATTTATTATAAAATGGATTGTTTATTTGAAAAATACAAAGAGATATTTAGAGTATTGTTTTATATAGCAAAAGCTGATGGGAGTTATCTAAAAGCAGAAAAAATAGTAATAAGAGATGCTGTAAGAAAGCTTACAAATGATAGTAGCCTTACAGATGAAAATATAGATGATATGATGTCTATGCTTGATGTACCAACTTTTAATGCTTTTAAGGTTGATGTCAAAATTATAAATAAAAAAAAGCTTTCAATAGATATATTTAAAATTGCATTAGATATTGTAAATACTCAAAATAAAGTACATACAAAAGAAAGAGAAGCTTTAGAGTATATGGCTGAAAATTTAGATAATGTTTCAAAAGATGATATTGTTTATAAAGCTGATTTAGTAGAACAACTAAAAAAACAAAAAGCTTTAGAAAAATTGGAAAAAGAAATAAAATATAAGGATAGAATTAGTGAACCAAAAAAAGAGTGTATAGGGTGTAATTCTAAAAATACTTTAAAAAAAGGTACTAGAAGATTAAAAAATCATTCAATGCAAAGGTATCAATGTAATGATTGTGGAAAAGTCTTCTCTGAAAAAATAGAAGAAAATAATAACTAAAGCCATAAAATAAGCATTTCCCATAAAAGGGAAGTGCTAAAAATCACTTAATATGTGGCTTAACAGCTTCAACAACTTTATCCATATCTTTTGCTTTCACATAATTATCCAACCAAGATTTAACCCATCCTGGAACTGGTTTCTTTTCATCATGCCAGTTACCAATCGTACTATAAGCTAACTCTGTCATATCTGCAAATTCTTGTCTTGAAAGACCTATTTTTTTTAAAGTTTCATCAAATTCTTGTTTTTTCATATATAAATCCCATAAAATAGACTTTTAGCCCAAAAAGGCTAAAAGTATTGTTTTTTCTATAAATCCCATTAAATGGACTTTACCCACAAAAGGGGGAAAAGTATTTTATCATCTAAAAGGCAAATATTTTAATTTTATTATCTTAAAGTACCATCAAATGGACTTTACGCCCAAAAAGGCGAAAAGTATTGTTCATCTAAAAAGTAAATTATTCTATCATATTTCATCAAAAAAGTAAATTATATCTTGACATATTTATCCAAAGAGTATATAATTCTTTAAATATTTACTAAAAGGGTAAAAATGAATATAAAAGCAATAAGTAAAAGTGGTAGAAGTAGGGTTTTAAGAGTTGATAATTTTGTTATAATGAATAAAATTATAAATAGATTTGATAGATGGGAGTATGTATCATGAGTGAAATCATAAAAATATCAAGTGAAGTTATAGGAACTGAAAAAACAAATAGTGTAAATGCTAGAGAGCTTCATCAAGTTTTAGAAATAGGAAAAGATTTTTCAAATTGGATGAATGCTCAAATCAACTCTTTAGGTTTAGAGAAAAATGTAGATTATATAGTTTATGAAGTAAAAGGAAATGGTCGACCTCAAAAAGAGTATATCATTACAACTGAAACTGCAAAACATATCTCTATGGCTTAAAGAACTGCAAAAGGTAAAGAAGTGCGAAACTATTTTATACAAATAGAAAAAGAGTATTTTAGCCCAAATATCCAACAACTAAGTGGAAGAGTTGGTGGACTTACAAAAGCAAATAATGATTTGAGAAAAGAGCTTGATAAATGGAAGAAAAAATCTAAAGCAAGATTTGAAAATCTTGAAGATGATGTTGATGAACTAAAATCAAAACAGTTTTTAATCACTCATAAAAGTTTTGATGAAAAATTAGATTTACTATTTAAAAGAAATAAAGAAATTTTAAATAGAAATGCAAATGAGTTTAATAGAGAAACTTTTATAAAATGGCTACAAGAACACAATGTTTTTTATGGTGAATATCTTGAAATTTTAAGAACAGATGGTACTGAACTTCAAAGATGGGCTATAAATGGGATTGAAAATGAGAAAAAAAGAAGAGTTGAAGCTGAAAAAGAGCTATATAAAATGAAATATAGATATGAAAAAACACTAAATAAAATATCAGATTTGCAAAAAATTGCTAAAAATATTGTGGATTTTGATATGGAAATAGAAAGGGAAATGAATATGGTTGATTTTGGCTAAAAGTAGTCATCTAAAAATTTTGATGACTACTTAAAATAATTATTTAGTTAAATCAAAAATTACTTTTTTACCTCCAGCAGCTTTTGATATAGATATTAAATCGCTTGTCAACTTTTTATTCGCACCTTTTATAATTATTTCACTATTTGACGATGCAGATTTAACGATAGATATTAAATCGCTTGTCAATTTAGAAGAATCAATTACTACACTACCACCAGCTCTAACTATAGATATTATATCACTTGTTAATTTCATATTATGTTCCTTAAAATATTTTATAAACTTTAATATATATAAGCTTAGCTATAAGTAAAAATATTATTAATTTTGTATTTTTCAACCTTTATACTACTACTTAAAAACTACAACCTATATACCATAATTTAAAAAAAAATGGTAGGGTAGAAAAAGTACCCTAAAAAAGATTTTTAAAAAAACATACAATGCCATTACCAAAAAAATAAAAAGGTAATGAGATGGCAAAAACTCTTGGACAACACTACGATTCAATACTTATTCAGATTGAAAAAACACAAGAATCACAATCTTATCAAACTGGCTCAGGTGAGCAACTTGTTCGTGGACAACTTTCTACACTTTATGCTGAAAGAAATAGACTTTTAGAAAAAATAGAGCGATATGGTAGAAACTATATCGAAGGACAAAACACATCACCTGCAGGTGATACATCTTATGTGAGTTTTGTGTAATGAATAAAATAGTTAGAACTGTTTTATGGGCTTCAAATGTAGCAACTTTTGGAACTGTTAGAAAGTTTTATGAAAGAGCTTTTTATGAAGGTGCAAAACAAACTAGACTAAATAGAGATTTCAATATCCAAAATAATCACTTTGAGCTACAAGCTTCAAGTGATAGAGATATGCTAAGAGCAAGAGCTAGATGGCTAAGCTCAAATAATCCTATATGCAAGAGTATAGATAACTCAATTATCAAAAATGTTATTGGTTCTGGTATCTCTTTACAATCAAGAATAGATAAAAATGAAGTAAAAAATGCTGAAGAACTAAATAATAAAATAGAAACTTTGTGGAATGAGTTTATAAAAAAGCAAAACTTTGATGTGACTGGTAGAGCTTCTTTTAGAAAGTTTCAGAAAATGCTTTTAAAAGCAAAGCTTGTAGATGGTGAATCTCTTATAAACTGTGTTTGGACAAAAGATAAGCAATTTCCTCTTAAATTTCAGATTGTAGAAGTAGATCAATTTGATATTTCAAAAAAGAAAAATAAAGATAATACTATTTTTAGTGGTGTAGAAATAGATAGTTTTGGTAAACCAGTTGCATATCATCTAAAAACAGAGATAAATAGCTTTACATCAAAAAGATTTGAATCTAAAAATATAATCCACTTTTATGATAGTGAAAGAGCTACTCAGTATCGTGGAATATCTGATTATGCACAAACAATAAATAATATAAAAGATTTTCAAGCTTACAACGATAGTGAAATCATAAAAAATAGGATATTGGCTTCTTTTGCAACATTTATAAAAACTACAAGTGTAGGTGGAAGTCTTTTTGGTGATACAAAGACTGGAGAAAAACAAGGAAGTAGTGACCCTATAAAAGAGGTAACTGCTGGGATGATTAGATATTTAAGACCAGGGGAAGAGGTTCAAAGTATTCAATCTAATCAACTTGGAAATAGCTACAACGATTTTATAAAAAATACTATACGAATAATAGCTGCAGGAAGAGATATATCTTATGAACTAGCTATTAGAGATTACTCTCAAGTCAACTTTTCAAGTGCAAGAGCATCTTTAATTCAAGATAATAAAAGATTTGATGATGAACAAATACTACTAATAGAAGATGCACTAAATCCAATTTTTGAAATGTTTATTGATAGCGTGGTTTTAAGTGGGGCTTTAAAACTACCAAATGATTATTGGACAAATAAAGAAAAATATATATCTCCTATTTGGATTAAACCAACTAGAGAGTGGGTTGATCCACTAAAAGATATTAAAGCAATAGAGTATGAAATCAAGCTTGGGCTAAATAGTAAAACAAGAGCTGCAGCTGGAAAAGGAAGAGACTATGAAGAGATTTTAGATGAACAAATAAATGAAGAAAAAATGATGATTGAAAAAAGAAAAAAAGCTGGACTTGAAGTAGCTCCAAAAAATGAAGAGTAAATTTCCCGTGAGAAAATCTAATAAAGGAGGATATGTGAAAAAGAAAAAAGAAGAGATACAAAGAAAACTATCAGGTTTTAATACTCAAAGAAATTTTGTTGTGGATTCAAATGCAATAAATGAAGAGAGTAGAACTATATCTTTTGTTCTTGTTTCTGAACAAAACGAGGGCGAAAGGTATGACTGGTGGACAGATGAAGTTTTTATTGAGAAATTAGATGTAAATGGTGCTAGGTATGAAAGGCTTAAAACCTTTTTTAAGGACCACAATAGAAGTGTTGATTCTGCTATTGGTAGAGTTGGAAATATAAGAATAGAAGATGGAAAACTAAAAGCTGATGTAACTTTTGGAACAGATGAAGCAAGTGAAAAAATCTTTAGAAAGTATGTAGATAGGATTTTGACTGATTGTTCGATTGGTTACAGAATTTTATCTACAAAAATCGAAGAGAGAAAAGGTGAGCCAACTCTTGTAACTGTAACTGAGTTTGAAATATTTGAACTTAGTGCAGTTGGAGTTGGTTTTGATAGAGGTGCGACTGTTGGTCGTGAATTAAATTTAAATGAAGGAGATAATTTTATGAATGAAGAGTTGAAAAAAGAGTTGGATCAATTAAGATCTATAGTTGATGGTTTGACTGCTGAGCAACAAACTAGAAAAATGGAGTTAGAAAGAATGGAAGATGAAGCTAAAAGGCTAAAAGATTCAAATAATATTAAAGATGAACAAGTAAGAACATCTGGAATTATGGATTTAGCAAGTGCTGGACAATTAAGTTTAGAAAGAGCTTCAGAGTTTGTAAAAGCTGGAACTTCGATAGATGAAGTTAGAAAAGCAGTTATTGAAGAAAATATAAGAGTTTCTCAAAGTGTAGTTGTAGGTGGTATTCCAGATCAAGAAAATATGCTAAGAAATATTGAGAATTCAATCATTGCTAGATGTGGAGTGAGTGTAAATTTAGAAGAGAATAGTTTCAGAGGTGCAACTTTATCTGATATGGCTAGATATGCTTTAGGTATAAATTCTATGGATAGATTAGACATTGCACAAAGAGCTATGAGTAATGACCAATTTACATTATTGCTTGGAAATGTAGCAAATAGAGTTTTGGTTTCAAATTTTGAAGAGCAAGAAGGAACTTATCACTTATGGACTACAAATGTTGATTTACCAAATTTCAAGCTTCAAACAGATGTAAGTATCAAAAATCCAAACGGAAGATTAGCAAAACTAAAAGAGAAAGGTGAGTTTGAAAATCTTGAGTTAGATGAGAGTGGAGAAGCTTGGAAGCTGGAAAGTTTTGGAAATAAATTTACATTTACAAGACAAATGCTAATCAATGATGATTTAGGTGCTTTTGCAAATATTATCGGACAATTTGGACAAATGGCAAAAAGAACTGCAAATGGGATTGTTTATGATTTGTTGCAATCAAAAGGTGATTTTGAAAACTACAAGATGAGTGATAATAAACTACTTTTTGATGCTTCTCACAAAAACAAAGATAATGGAGTTGCTCTAACAAGTGAAGCACTAAGCAATGCAAGAGTAAGAATGAGAAGACAGATGGATGGTAAAACAGCTTTAAATATAAATCCAAAATATTTAATAGTAAGCCCAGAAAACGAAAGAGCTGCAAAAGAGCTACTTACAAGTGAGTCTAGTATAACAGGTGCAAATAGTGGAGTTACAAATATTCATAAAAACTCTTTAGATTTGATAATTGAGAGTGAATTAGATGCAAATCCTTGGTATTTAGCAGCTGCTAGAAAAACAATCAAAACTGGAACACTTGCAGGAACTGGTGGACAACCTATCGTTCAAGAGAGAATGAAAAGTGGTGGAGGTATCGAATATGATTGTTTATTTGATTTTGGTGTAGTTGTTGAAGACTACAGAGGTCTATATAAAAATTTAGGAGCTTAATATGGGTTTAGCAAAACAAGCAATAGAAAAATATGATGGAAGAGTAATAACTTATACTTGTACAAAAGAGGTAAGAGTTGGAGATGTAATACCTATTGGTGCAAGTATGGTAGGTATTGCTGTAAATAGTGGTTTAGTTGGTGAAGAGATTTCACTTGAACTTGAAAAGGTTTGGACAATCAAAGCTAAAACAGCAGATGCAATAGCTGTTGGAGATACTCTTTATTGGGATGATGAAAATAAAGAACTAACTTTAACAAATACAGATATGGTTTATGCAGGAAGAGCTATTAGTTCAAAAACTGCTGTTGCTGGAACAGTTGAAGTTAAAATAAACATATGAGTTTAAAAGAAGCAATGAAAGCAGATTTATCAGTTTTTTATAATTCTGATGAATTTGCTAAAGAGTGTATTTATAAAGATAAAAAAGTATCAATTTTATTTGCAAAAAATGATTTAGATTTTTTTGATGTAGACACAAAAAGAATTAGTGGAAGAGCAGATGACTTTATTGGTATTGAAGATGGGGATATATTAGAGATAGAAGGTAAAAAATATACTGTTATAAACTTCTCTTTTGAGAGCAAACCCCAACTTTTTATAAGTATAAAGGATATGTGATGAGCTTAACAGAAAAAGAAGCAGAAGAGAAGATAAGAGCGATTATTCCAAGTGAAATAAAAGCTCCTATTGTAGAAGTAATAAAGAGAGAGCCTTTAAGTAGGTTGGAACATCAAGCTATTTTTGCAATTATCTTTAAACATACAAAAGAGAACTCTCTTCTTATGGTTGAAGCAGTTAAGAAGCTATCTATAAATGAACCAAAATTTATATTTAGTGGTTCAGAAGTAGATGAAAAGTTTGATATGGAAAATAGTGCAGTTTTTATAACTGCAACAATAAAATAAATTTCCCACGGGAAAATAAGAGGAAAAAATGAAAGTAGAGGCACTAAAAGAACTTAACTATAAAGGTAGAACTTTAAAAAAAGGTTCAATTGTAGAAATTGATGAAGTTGCTGCAAAAAAGCTGATTGAAGTAAAAGCAGTTAAAGAAGTAAAAAATGAAATTAAAAATTTAATAGGAGATCAAAAATGAGAACGATAGGAGATAGATATATAGGTGGTGGTAAATTATTTTTTACACCTATAAAAAAAGATGGATCAATGGGAGAAGAGTTTGAAGTTTGTGAAGTACAAAGTGGACAACTTACTTGGAATATAGAAAAGAAACAAGCTTTTTCTAAAGATAGAGTTATTAAGCAAATGGTGGAACAAGTAATTACAAATATTGAAGGAATATTTAAATTTACAACTCAAGTATTTAGTTTGGACAATCTTGCTATGTCAAGAATGGGAACTTTAGAAGAGGAAGTTTTTGAGATTGGTGATACTTTACCAGATGGAACAATAGCTACAAAAAAAGAAACAATAAAAGCAATAAAAATGGCTGAAAATCCTATTTTAAATGGAAAGCTTAGGTTTGTAGGAGATGAAGATGGAGATAGCAAACCTGTACTACTACTTCCTAATGTATCAATGGCTCCAAGTGGTGACTTTGATTATATAAGTGATGAGTTTGCACAATTAAGTTTTGAAGCTGCAGTTATGAAAAGTGATGAAGGATATGCAAAAGAGTATTGGATGAAGGTAGGAGAGTAATATGAGTAAATTAAATCCACTTAAAACTAAACATGATCTAAAAATTGTAATTGATGATAAGTCTTATAATATAACTTATAAGGCTATGAACAAACATATCATGGCTGAATTAGATGATTATAGAGAAACTAGTTCTTTGAAGTATCAAAATGTTGATGCAAAAAGATTAGAACTAAAAGAGGCTCTTGAATATAAAAAATTAAATGAAGAGATTTTAAAAGATGTTGAATTAAAAAATAGATCATCTATTTTACTTGAACAAAAAGAGCTTATTAAAAATATCTTTATCTTAGAAAAAGAGATTAAAGAGTTAGAAAAAGATTTAGAAAATATAAATGATGCTGTTGAAGAATATAGTAAAAAGCAGTTTGAATTAACTATTACAGGTGAAGCAAAAGTTGAGCTAGAAAAATCAATACAAAGTGCTGGAATATCTTACACTGTGATTAATAGCTATATCTTAAATGCTTTACAAGAGTCTATTGAAAAAAAGTAGTTAGAGTAGTCAATTATTTTAAATCAATGGGAAAGAATAATGGTATTTTTTCCCAAAAACTAAAAAGTGATTTTGAAAAAACTCTTGCTCATATTTATGCATTAGCAAGAAAATCAAATGGATTTGGAATAGAGATTGAGTACCAAGTTGTAAGGGATTGTTGTAACAGTTGCAGTGAAAACTCACTTGAACTTTATAAAATATTAAAAGATATAAATGAAAAAGTTATTAGTTGAAACCAAAAGCAATAAATGGGATAACAGCTATTAATAAGAAAAGAATTAGTCCAGTAACTGGAATCATAAGTGGATTTTCAAAATAGTTTCTTATTTTGTTTTCAAGGGGTAGTTTTTTCATGCACAATTATATAAAAAAGGTTGATAGATGTCAAATGAAGTAAGAATTAAAATTAAAATAGATTCAAAGTCGCAAGAATTAATTTTAATGAATCAACAAGTAAAAGAGTTGGGAAAAAGTTTTAACGATACAGATACTTTTGCTAATACTTTTGCAAAAAGGTTGAATTTATTTGGACATGCTTATGTAGCATTTCAAACACTTAAAAATACAGTAGGTGCACTTGCAAGTGAAGGTTTTAAGTTAAATGAGACATTTCAAGTATTAAATAACTCTCTTACTATGTCAAGTGCAGTTACTATGAGCAATATAAATATCATAGGACAACAACTTTCAACACAAGAAAAATATGCTTTAGCAAATGTTAAAGCTACAAAAAGTTTAGAACTTTTACAAAAAGCCTCTTTAAATACTTCACTATCTTTTGAACAAAATGTAAAGATGTATGACACAATGTATCTTTCTATGCAAAAAACTGGTGCTAGTACCGAAGACATGGTTTATATTACTGAAAAATTAGCTGTTGCTGTTGGGGATAAGGTTGATTTTAATTCAATTATAGCTGGGGTTGATGGTCTAGCAGATGGAACAGTTATGGCTAATTCTGATTTAGGAAGATTTCTAAAAAGTATAGGTCTTTCAAATGAAGCTATAAAAGAGAGTACAGATGTTGTTGGGTTGTTTAAAGATAAATTATCAGGATTTGAGTCTTTAGATAGTTACTCTTCTAAAATTTCAAAGCTTGGAAATGCAAAAGATGAATTAGCAAAAAATATAATGAAATTGCCTTTTGATTATATAGAATCAAAGATACCTAAAACAACCTCTTTATTAAATAGTTGGGCAAAAGCTATGAATGAACTAAATGTAGAGATATCTAATGCTTCAAAATTAAATAGTTATGATGATTTAATACTTAAACAATATAAACTTTTGGGTGAAATTGCAAGAGTTAAAAAAGATAAGTTTATGTGGGATAGTGATCAAAAGAGGCAAATAAAAGAACTCAATGCAGAACTTGAAATAGTATTCCAAAAACTTGAAAATATTAGAAAGCAAGATGAAGCACTTGCAAATACACAAAGAGCAATAGATTTAACAGAGTATAAAAAAGTTATACAAGAGGTATTAGATCCTACAAGTTTAAAAATAGATGAGATAAATCAAAAATATATAAAAATGCAAAATAGTTTTAAAGAAGCAAAAGAAGATGAAACACTTTTGATTGAATCTTGGATTAAAGAGCTTGATAAACTAAATGAAACTAGCTCTACTAATATAAAATCTCTTGATAATCTTAATAAAGCATATCAGGAGATTGCACAAATTGGAATGAGTGATTATCAAAAGTCTCTTCTTGGGATTACTACTCAAACTCAAAGTTGGATAGATGCTGGAGTTAATTTAAATGAAGCATTAAAAGCACAAAAATTATTAATAAATAATTTAAATAGTGAAAAAAATATAAAAAATATTGATGATGAGTTTGAAACATATAACTCTATGCTTGAAGCCCAACTAAGACTAAATGAAGCAACAAGCGACTGGAATAGTAATCTTACAGGAACAAGTGCTGCACTTGCAGATGTAAGTACTGCTATGAGTAAGCTTGGAAAAGTAACTCTTGTAAATCTACAAGAAGAGGCAAAGTTAAAAGCAAAGTATGATAAAGATAGAGAAAAATCTAAAAACAATCCTACAAAGCTACAAGAGATAGAGCTGAAATATTTAAAAGACAAAGGTGAACTAGAAAAAAGTAATACAAATGCAATGCTAAAAGGATATAGCGACCTTGCTGGTGCTATGAGTACACTTTTTAAAGATGGAAGCAAAGAACAAGCTGCATTTCAAATAGCTCAAACTTCTTTAGCACTTGTTGAAGGTACAAGAGCAGTTTTAAGTGCTGGAACAGGAGATCCATATACTGCACCTGCAAGAATGGTTGCTATGGCTGCAATGGTTGCACCATTACTTAAAAATATTGGTGTTATGTTTGGTATGAATAAAAGTAGTGAATCATGGGATGAATTTTCTAAACAAGAAGCAAATAGTGGAATAGGAAGTTTGCTAGGAGATAGTAAAAAAGCAAGTGATAGTTTAAATAACTCTTTAACTACTCTAAAAGATTTTGCACAACCACAATTTAGAGTTTTAAGCGATATGAATAAAGCTGTTCAAAATATAAATAATCAAATAGGTGGAGTAGCAAAACTACTTATAAATAATTCAGATTTTGCGATGGGTAAAAACTATCAAGGTATAGATATTGGATGGAAAAATAACTCTTTTTCAAAAGTCTTTGAAAATATTGATGATACTATGAGTGATGTATTAGGTAAAGATTTTAAAAAGCTTTTTGATGTTAGTGGAATGGGACTTATAAATAAAAGTTTAGGAAAACTTGCTGGTGGATTATTTGGTAAAAAATCTACAACAGTATCTTTACATGATAGTGGACTTGCATTTAATGCACAAAATATTCAAGATGCTTTAGGTGGAATTTTTGGACAACAGTACCAGGTAAACCAAAGAGTAGAAAAAAAGAAATCTTGGTTTGGAAGTTCTACAAAAACTTACTATGATAGTTATTTTCAAGCATTAGATAAAGAGACAAATAGACAATTCACTTTAGTTGTAAATTCACTATATGACACGGTTTTACAAAGTGGAGAGGCTTTAGATGTAGCTTCAAATGAAACTGCAAAAAATCTTGGTAATTTTGTAGTAAATCTTGGAAAAATATCTTTAAAAGATAAAACTGGTGAAGAGATACAAGAGCTACTTGGAAATGTATTTTCTAAGCTTGGAGATGATTTAGTAAAAACAGCATTTCCACTTTTAGATGATTTTCAAGCTATTGGTGAAGGTATGTTTGAAACTCTTCAAAGAGTTGGAATGGGTATTGAAGAGAGTAAATATTACATAAAGCGACTTGGTGCAGACTTTGAGTCAATCAACTATTTAGATATAGAAAATAAACAATCAAAAGATATTGGATTTGAAGCATTATCACAATCAATCGTAAAATTTGAAGAGGCTACATTTGGAGTAAATAATAATTTACTAGCAATTATTGATGGTTTAGAAATGAGTGCAGAAGAACTATTTAGTATCTATCAAAACTTAGATGAGTTAAGAGATAGATTAATTTTTTTGAACCACGATTCGCAAGGCTTGTCAAGTGATATGATAAGTGGTGCTGGAAATGTAAATGCTCTAACTGATGGATTTAATGCTTACTTTGAAAACTTTTTGAGTAGTGATGAGCAATTGAAGTTTAAAACAGAACAACTAAGAGAGAGTTTTGAAACTCTAGGTTTAGCACTACCATCATCAAAAGATGAGTTTAGAGGATTACTTGATAGTATGGATTTAACAACAGCTGGTGGACAAGAACTTTATGGAAGATTGATAGTTTTATCAAAAACATTTGCTGAAGTATCAGATGAAACAACTGCTGCAATAGATGAGTTAAATAGTGTAAATCTTGATGGATTTTTAAATCAAATAGACAAAATATCAGGAACACTAAACTCTTTAAAAGATACAGCACTAGGATTTATAAATAGCTTTGATAATTCATCGTTGGATCTTCAAGGAAATTTAATCTCTTATAATCAAAAAAGAGCAGAGTTTGAATCTTATTTTGAAAATGGTGCATTAAAAGAAGATGCAGATTTTAATAGAACAAAAACTTTATATCAGGAGCTTTCAAATTTAGGTAAAAATATTGCAAAAGAAGATGATAATCTAAAAAATAGTTTGATAAATCAATTTCAATCAGATATTACAGATTTTGATTTTGCAAATGATGTAATAAAAGTAAATATTGTAGATGGATTAGCTCCTTTAATAGATCTAAGTTTACAACAATCATCTTCTTTAAAAGATATTTTTAATAACAATGCTTTAACAACAGATGAACTATTTAAAAATGTAGCTTCTTATTTAGATTTTAATAATACAGATACAAACTACAACGAAAGTGCTATGGCACTTTTAGAGAGGCTAAATCCATATATGGCATATGATATTTCAAAAATATTAGAGGATATTAGAGTTCAAGCTTCAAAAAATAGATTACTAAAACTTAATAGTTATGCAGTTGGAAGTACAAATATAGAGTATGACCAATTTGCACAACTTCATAAAGGTGAAGTAATAGTTCCTAAAAACTTCTCAGATGGTTTAAGAGCAGGAGATTTATCTTTAGGAAATAACAAAGAACTAGTAGATGAGATTAAAAATCTTATAAATATTTCAATTCAAGGGTTTAATGAGTTTAGAAAACTCAGAAAAGAAGTTGAAGATATAAAAGAGGCTATGTAATATGCTAGTAGTGCCACGCGATGAACCAATAATTTTATACTCAAATGTTCCAGAAAGGGATGAAGAATACGAACTGTTTGATTCTTCAAAAACTTATAATCTAGGAGATAAAGTTCAGTTCTTAGATTCAATTTTTGAGAGTTTAAAAGATAACAATACAGATGAACCTATAAAAAATATTTCAAGTATGAGTTGGTTTTTAAAAGAGAAAACAAATAGATATAAAATCTTTGATAGTTCTAGTTCAAATGCTACAAAGATGGATGAAGAGATTATTTATGAGTTTGAAGTAAATGATATAGATACTATTTGCTTTTTTGGTTTACAAGCTGAAAGTATAAAAATTGAGATTAGAAAAGATGAAGAGTTGGTTTATGAAGAAGAGAAAGTTACATATACAAGAATGGTAAGTAACTGGTGGGAGTGGACTGTACAAAAGGCAATACAAAAAAGAGTTATGTTTTTTAGAGATTTGCCAAGTTTTTATGGAGCAAGATTAAAAGTATTTATAAAGTTTGCTGGTGGAGTTTCTGAGTGTAGTCATCTTGTTTTTGGTAAAAGTTTAGATTTTGGAATAACTTTAGCAGATCCAGCACCTACAAGTTCTATAAGAAATCTATCTTCTAAAGAGAAACAAGCTGATGGAACAATTAAAACAACAATATCAAGAATTTATAAAAGAATAACATTAACAGTTGCAGTTGATACAAATAGAGTATCTGAAATTCAAAACTTTTTAGAAGAGTATAGTTTAGAAGCAATGCTTTTTATAGGAGTAGAGAATGATGAATTTGAGACTCTTGTAGTTTTTGGATTTTACAAAGATTTTGATCAGCCAATAGGGCTAGAAAAAAGTATATATCAAATTGAAATAGAAGGAGTAATATGAATCATATAAAAAAGTTAAGCCCTTTTGATGAAAATAAAGTTGCAAAAGAAGGCTCAAAACAGTTTAGACAAAATGCAGCTTATAGTTGGGAGTGGTTAGTAGAACACACTAAAGAAGTTAATATTTTAATAGAAGATTTAAATATATATAAAGATGGATTAAAAGGAGTATTAAATGAATATTTACTTCAAAATCTAAATGAAAATGGTTTAAACAAAGCTGTTCTTGGATTAGATTTAGTAGATAATACAAAAGATACAGATAAAAAAGTATTATCTGCAACAAAACTAACAACAGCTAGAACAATAGGTGGAGTTGCTTTTAATGGGACTTCAAATATAAATCTTCCAGGAGTAAATATAACTGGAAATCAAAATACAACAGGTAATTCAGCTACTGCTACAAAACTAACAACAGCTAGAACAATAGGTGGAGTGTCTTTTAATGGTACAGCAAACATAAATCTTCCTGGAGTAAATATAGCAGGAAATCAAAATACAAGTGGAAATGCAGCAACTGCTACAAAACTAGCAACAAGTAGAAATATAGCAATAGCTGGAGCTGTAGTGGGTAGTGCAATTTTTGATGGAAGTGCAAACATAAGTATAAATACAGTTGCTGGAGCAAGTCAAGCGGTTGGTACTTATATATTAGGAAAAATTAAAAAGGATATGAATGGAAATACCCCTACTGTTTCTTTTGGAGGTACTCTTCCTGGATCAAGTATTCAAACATATCGTTCAGACGGAAATTCAATTACATATCCCACAGGCACTTGGAGAATGCAAGGAGGGATTTCAGTTAATTTACAGGCTTTTCAACTTTGGCAAAGAATAGCTTAATTTAATAAGGGAGATAAAAATGATTTTTACAAAAATAAGAGATTTAAAATATATAAATAAAGAAGAGACAATTATAGATTTATTCGCAACTTGCGAAGAGTATGGGGAAATCCCTATGACTCTTAATTTAGAAGATAGTGAAGATATACACACTTTTATAAATAATGAAGGACTTGAGTATAAGTTAGAAGAATATTGTAAAACTAAAACAATAGAAAAATATACAGAACCTGAAAAAACTATTCCAGCATTGTCTGTTCCAAACTCAATTACTCAAAGACAAGCAAGGTTATATTTGTTTAGAAATAATTTATTAGAACAGTTAGAAAGTTTAATAAAAAACAATGTTGAAGCAAGTATAGAGTGGGAATATGCATCTGAGATAGAAAGAATTAGTCCTTTGGTTACAGTTATGGGAGATGCTTTAAATCTAACAAAAGAACAAATAGACAATATATTTATAGAGGCTTCAAAGATATGAAAGAAAAATTAATTATAAAATTTGAAAATGATGTAAAGAAAAGAAGTAGATTTATGAGATTTCTACTTGCTCTTGATCAGTTGGGAAATGTATTGTTTTGGAATGGAAGCCAAGATGAGACTATATCAAGTCATATTCATAGAAGAATAGAAAGTGGCAAAGCAACTTGGTTTGATAAAAAACTTTGTTGTTTTTTAAAGAAACTAGAAAGTAATCATTGCTTTAAAAGTTTGGGAGAGTGAGAATGGATTTCATAGATAAATTTTTAATAAATGGATTTATTATTGCATTTGGTTTTTTGTTTAGCTTTAGTGGAATTCAAAAAGAGGTAGCAACTGCTTATGCTTTATTACTAACAATAGATTATATAACGGGTCTTATGGCTAGTTATAAAGCAAAAGAGTTACTTACAAGCGATAGGATGATAAGAGGTGGTTTGTATAAGATTGCTTTACTTGGCTTACTCTTTGCACTTGGCTTTTTTTCAAAAATGACAATGCTATCTCAAGAGATTACAAATATTATATTTGTTCCTATTATTATCATGTTGGCTACTGGAGAGTTGTTTTCTATTGTTGCAAATGTACATTGTGTAAAAACTGGTAAAAGGCATAAAGAGCAAGTTGTAATTACAGATTATATTCTTAGATATTTAAAAAGGTGGCTAGATAAAAAATTTGGAGATGATAAATGACAATATTATCTCTTTTAAAAGGTAAATCAATATTTTTTATTGGATTAGGAATTATAGTTTTAACATATATGTACTTTACTCTTGAACTCACAAAAAATAAACTTGAAGTAAAAGAAAAAGAGTACAAATCTTTAGAAGATAGTGCTTTGATTGCAATAGATGAATTAAACAAGTCTTTGCTACTTCAAATGGAAGTATCAATTGAAGAGAATATAAATAAAAATCTAAAAATAGAGTTGATAAAACAAAATGAAAAAGTGAAACAAGAATCTATAAAAAGAGGAGAAATAGAACAAGATGAAAATAGTGATTTTATTGTTGTTAATTTTTAGTTTTATTTTTTCTGGATGTAGCAATAAACAACCAGCTATTGTTTTCAAAGAGAAGTTCACTTGCTATGAACTTGAAAAAGTTGAAATATCAAAAGAAGAACAAATAAGAGTATATAAAAAAGATAAAGAGCTGTTTGAAGCTAGAAAAAATGAGCTTAAAAATGTAATAACTTTTTATGAATCTCAAATAGATAGATTTAATGATTTTTGTAAAAAACAAATTAGTAAAAATTCCCCACGGGAAAATATAAAGGAGAATGAAAAATGAATTATGGATTTATAAATGATGAACTGGCTCTTGAAATGGCAATTAAGATTTGTGATTGCATTGGTCATGGGAAATACAATACAGCTGTAAATATGATATTAGAAACTGCAGTTGTAGAAACAGCACTTGGAAGAATAGAAGATAAAACACCAACTGGTGCTGGATTAGGAATTACACAGTTTGATAAAATTCCTTTTGATGATATTAGAGATAGAAGTTGGAAATTAAGAGAAAAAATATTAAAAGATTTAAAAGTAGATATATCTTTAGTGAAATGGGAAGAGTTGAAATACAATCCATTTTTATCATTGCTTTTTACTAGATTGCACTATTGGTTAAAAGGTGATCCAATTCCAAAAACTATTGAAGAGAGAGCTGCTTATTGGAAATTGCATTACAATACAAAACTAGGTAAGGGAACTGTTGAACACTATTTAGAAATGAATAGGGTTTATGGATTGAAATAATAACTAAAACAAGAGTTTTTAAAGGTAGAGTCTATAATTAATTATAAGCCATTTAATGCCATATATTTTTTATATTGTTGTGAAAATTGATGTGAATAGTATAAAAATATATTCATAAAGCCCTATGTAAAGGCTATTTTATAATTATATATAATTGAACTTCAACCCTGACTGTTGGTTTTTGTGTAAACGCCAAGAGAGGTTCGATTCCTCTACCTTCTCGCCATAGATACTCCAAATTGATACAAAATAGTCTAAAAACTCCCTAAAAATCAACACTTATAAACAATCTTTAATCTAAGTAAATCTATAATAAACTACTTAAATATAAATATTTTTGGGTGTTTTTATGGGTGTTAGTAGAAAATACCACCCAATAAATTTAAAACACCACCCAAAAGATATAAAAGGGTGATAATATGGCTACTATAAATACTTTGAAAGATATTCAAATAAGACAAATTAAATCAAAAGATAAGGATTTCTTTTTAAATGATGGTGGAGGTCTTAGAATTAGAATAAAATCAAATGGTAATAAAATATGGGAATTTAGATATACATTTAATCAAAAAAGAAGAGTAACTACATTTAAAAGCTATCCAATTGTAAGCTTGGAAAATGCAAGGTATAAAAGAGATGAGTTTTTAAACCTATTAGCTAAAGGCATTGACCCAATAGAGCAAAATAGAGAAAAAAATCAAGAGTTATTATTGGACAATAAAGGAATGTTTTTAAATGTTGTTACAGAGTGGTTAGAATTAGAAAGTCAAAAAGTAAAATCAAATACTCATCAAAATAAAGTGAGAATTTTTGAAAAAGATATAAATCCATTTTTAAAAGATAAACACTTAAGAGAAATAACAAAAGAAGATATTGTAAGAATTATTAAAACAAAAGAGATACAAGCTCCAAATGTTGCTTCAAGAATATTTGCATTTTTAAGAGCATTATTTAACTATGCAATATTTAAAGAATATTTAACAAAAAATCTTTTTAGTAATTCAAAAGATGAGAGTAGATTTTATTTACAAAAACAAGAAGTCAAACATTTTTCTAAAATTACAGATGAAAAGATATTAAAGGAATTAGTAGAAGATATTTATAATTATAGAGGTATGCATTCTATTAGAAATGCTTTAAAATTCGTTTTACATATACCTTTAAGAGCTGAAAATCTTTGTAATTTAAAATGGAAGTATATAAATTTTGAAGAAAAATCTTTAACAATTCCAAGAGAACTTATGAAAGTAAAAAATAAAAACTTAGAAGATTTTAAAATACCTTTGAGTGATGAAGTAATAAATATATTAAATGACCAAAGAATATTTACAAGTCATCAAGAATGGGTTTTCTTAGGTTCTGATAATAGAAATCCTTTAAATAATGAAAGTCCTAATATGGCTTTAAAAAGAATGGGCTACAACGATGAGAGAAAAGGAAAAAAACAAAGGTTGCACGGCTTTAGAGGAACATTTAGAAGTTTAATTGATACTTTAGATATTGATAATAAGTTTAGTTTTGAAGTAAAAGAGAGAGCTTTAGACCATCAAGAAAATAATCAAGTAGTAAGAGCATATAACAATAAAGCTGATTATTTTGAAAGGCTTAAACCTTTAATGGATTTTTGGAGTGATTATATTTTAAGCCTAAAGGATTAA